CTACCCGACCCTACACCGCTTCAATACGACATCTGTGAGTACCTCCAGAACGGCCCTAAACGATCGGTTATACAGGCGTTTCGAGGCGTCGGTAAATCGTGGCTGTGTTCGGCCTATGTCGTCCATCAGTTGTATCTTAACCCGGCGCTTAACATCCTCGTCGTATCGGCGTCTAAAACGCGTTCTGACGACTTCTCGACGTTCACGTTACGCTTGATCAACGAGCTTGAGATACTATCGCATTTAAAGCCGCGTGACGGACAACGCTTTAGTAAGATCAGCTTTGACGTCGGTCCTGCCCCCGCTTCCCACGCACCTTCGGTTAAATCGCTTGGTATAACGTCGCAGTTGACGGGTAGCCGTGCGGACATAATCGTAGCTGATGACATCGAGGTAGCGAACAACTCTGCAACCCAAGGGATGCGTGACAAGCTATCCGACCAAGTCAAAGAGTTTGACGCGATTGTAAAGCCCCTAGACACCTCCAGAATCATCTTTCTCGGTACACCTCAATGCGAGGACTCCATATACACGAAACTGCGAGAACGGGGCTACGAGAGCCGTATATGGCCTTCAGAGTACGTTTCAAGCGATACGAATACCAAAGTATACGAAGAGACCATCTCGCCCTTTCTAGTGGCGTCTACGACGGAATCTAACATCGGGCATACAACCGAGCCGTTACGCTTTACTGATATTGACCTCGAAGAACGAAAGCTTTCCTACGGACGGTCAGGGTACGCGCTTCAGTTCATGCTTAACCCGCGCTTAAGCGACGCTGACAGATACCCGCTTAAGGTGAACGATCTAATCGTCACTGACCTCGACAACGAAGTCGCTTGTGAAAAGTACGTCTGGGCAAGCGGCCCTGAACAAGTCATACCTGATATTCCCAACGTCGGTTTCAGCGGGGATCGTTTTCATCGACCGTTTCAAGCGTTAGGAGATATGGTCGAATACTCAGGCTCCGTCATGGCGATCGACCCGTCGGGACGCGGTAGGGACGAGACTGGATACGCCGTTGTTAAAATGCTTAACGGCTTCCTGTTTGTACATAGTTGTGGCGGTATCCGTGGAGGGTACGGTGAAAACGTTCTTAAACAACTCGCTCTCCTCGCCGCTCGATACAAAGTTAACGAAGTTATCGTCGAATCGAACTTTGGAGACGGTATGTTTAGCGAGCTTTTCAAGCCCGTTATAAACGCGGTTCACCCCGTCACCATGACCGAGGTTCGTCATAACATACAAAAGGAAAAACGTATTATAGACACGATGGAACCCGTTATGAACGCCCATAGGTTAATCGTCGATTTAAGCGTCGTTAAAGACGATTATACCTCCTGTCTTAGCTACCCTATTGAACAGCAGTCTAAGTACACTTTAATACATCAATTAAGCAGGATTACAGCCGAGAAAGGCGCCCTTCTTCAAGACGACAGGTTAGACGCGCTTGCTATCGCAATAGGATATTGGGTAGAGCAAATGGCGTCTAACGCCGACTTAAAAATGAACGATAGGAAGAACGATCTTCTAGACCGGGAGTTGGAGAAATTTATGGAAAACGCTTTCGGTTCTAACCGTCGTCATAACGACGTTTGGTTCTAACGTTATAAACGCGTTATAAACGGTATTTAACAAAGACACGTAGTGGCTTTTAAAGCGAGGTTATAAACGATGTTTTATAGATTACGATCAAGGCGTCTCGGTTATAATCGGTTCGATGTCATCGAATTTTCAAACGCGTTATATACGCTATCGCTTACAACGTAATTATAACGCCATTTTCAAACTGTCAATACTAAACTTTATGCATATCTCGTAAACCCATGAATATCAACGATCAAACAGACGCACTTTTATTTGAACTTCAAAACGTCGTGAATCGCTTTCGTAGCGAATATGACCTTAACCACGCGACCATAGTCGGCGCTTTAGAGGTCATGAAACTCGATTATCTCACCGATCAAGGCGACGTTGACTTCGAATGTGATTGCGACCTTCAAGACGAGATCGATGACGAACAAGAGTTCTAACGACGACAACGTACTGTCCGGCGACTCGCAGATCAAAGCCAACGCTACCTTCGCGATTAAGGTCGTTCTGGGCGTCGCTACAGCCGTCTGGTCGTACTCCGTCATAGTCAACCGCATAAGCGCCCTTGAACTCGAATTAATACGCCTTAAGAGCGATATCGAGATGAACAGCGAGTTCCGCGTTAAATGGCCAAGAGGCGAACTAGGCGCGCTTCCCGCTGATGCCGAACAGAACCTGCGTCTTAAGTTCGTTGAAGGCGACCTCGACAAAGTCAAAGTACAAGTCGATAAGATACGGTTTAAAGACTTCGATTAAAGCGGCGTCCACAGCGCGTTTAAAACGGCGTTTAAAGCGCGGTTCAAAAGGTTTCGGTATAAAAATGTGAGGGGGTATACGTTATGGAGCCGTGCGAAAAATCCCCCATGGTGGTCTGTGTTTTTTATGCAGGGGGCACGACTTGGTCACAAGATGTTGCATAAGTCATTGATTATCAACGCTTGCAACTGGATATAATATCCAAAGCGAGCGGGGAAAGCGTATAAAACGATAGGGTAAGAGGCTTTAATCGCGTCGTAAGTCCTTGATATTCAACGCTTTATGTCCGTATATTTGAGTTTATCGTCGTTTTTTATCGCGTTATAAACGCATCTCAATCGTCGTTTTATCGCGTCTACTGTCTAATTTATATACACGCTGTCTAATTCTTATCCACCGCTTTGAACGCGTTTCCATCTCATTGTATAAATCCTTATCGTTTTTTGTCGCGTTTCAAACTTGGCATAAGACTAGCAATACCTAACGCATGAATAATTCAAAACTTCCTACTATCGGTTCAAAAATCATATGGTCTTCAAACCCTGCCATTGTTTGGGTTGTCGATCATCACATACCCTCTCTTAATCAATTCGAGGCACATCTCGAAGGTAATCCTTTAGAAGGTGTTCGCTTTGACATAGCTCAATTACACGGAGCGGAAATCATTAACGCATAACCAACCAACCAACCAACAAAACTATGAGTAGACAATATCCAATATGGAACGAAGTAAATGCTTGCATCTATCAATCCAACAAATCGTTTGGAGCGAAGAAAGAAAGCAATGTAAATGTTAAAGTCGGCACATCCTCAAAGAACAGTCATGACTTTGTAAATCACTGTGTCACGCATCGAGAGCTAGAGAACGGAGATAAGGAGTTTCGGTTCTATGTCGACGGCAGATGCGTTAAACGCGGAGTAGTCGCGAAGGTCGCGAAGAAATTCAAAAAGCTTTCAACAAGGGGGATTGCACGGAGATGAACATTGAAACATTAAAAGCTTTAAACATCAAACAAGCTGAAAAGCTAATAGATTTAGAAGCAAGTCAGGCTTTGCAAGCTTTTCTTCCTGATGTTTTCGAAAAGGGAAGCGTAAAGGTAAAGGTAAGAAGTAAACGCGATCAATTCACGATTAATATAAATGGTAAAGATTACGATTCAAAGGAGTTGCCAAGCGTATATTGGAAGCATTTAAAATCAAAACTTGTAAGAAAATCATCATGAGTGAAAACTTAGATCACATCTTTAAAACATCGCGTAAGCAGAAGATTCAATCTATATGCGTTGCAATCGTCGGTTTAACGCTTTGGATTACCGCAGTAATTACCTTGCTAGAACTTGGTTCGAATAACTAAATAAAACGAATATGAATATTAAAACGAACAATCACTACCGACCTATATTATATTGGCACGAACTCACAGAAAAAGAGCAAGACGAATATCGAGACGCGTACGATACGATAGAAGAGTCCACTTTTTTCAGGTATCGCAATTGGCTTTATGATTTAAATGATTTTCTTCGCGTCAACTCTTACTGCGATTCACTTTACGGACGTGGTGAAGATCATGACATGCACGGGTGGGATGGATACAAGAATGACAGCTTTTTCTCGTCCGTTTTAGTCGCATTTTCAGACGATCATGAAGCGGTCAAGGTCGGTATGGCTTTTAGCTGAACTAAATAAGACCAAAATTAAGACCGTTTTCAACGCGTTTGGAAACGGTCTTTTTTGTGCTCGCTTTTAACGCATCCAGGAAACGCACCTAAAAACGCATGAAAACGACCGCGTGTAAGCCTCTAGAAACGCGTTTCAATCGTCGACTAATACCTAAGTATACCTTGAAAATCAAACGCGTCCCTATCGATTTACAAGCAAACTGTATAAATTTTGTCCACCACGCGTGTATAATTTTTGTCCATCGATGTATAATTTTTTTACAGCTTTACGTGTACGTGTTCGATTTTTAACCGATTTTTAACCGACGCTTAAATTGGCACGGCACATGCAATACTACGAATTATGAAAACAATAACATCCGAAAAATACCTATACGATCAATTCAAAAAGCTACAAACCACTAAGTACGGGTTCAGCATTAAGATATTCGACGGCGTAGGAAACGAAACAAATCAAATGGAACTCACGCCGAACAGGTTGAAAGACTTGTTAAAGCTTTTTAATACGCTTGATGAAAACATTACCTGAACCGATCGTTATATCGCCGTTAGAACTTTTAAAGTTGACGACTGTTGACACTATCGATTTAACCGAAACCCATAAAAACGAAACCATGAATGAAATACCTGACCAAATAGAGTTATGTTCCTTTCCTTTTCAAGACGAAGGTAAGTGGCACAATGCAACAATCTTTTTCTTCACTAATGATACTTACACGATTTATCAGTATGAAGACCACTACGACATATCAAAGGACGAGGCAGATGAGTATTGTGACGAGCATGAGCAACGCATTAAAGAATACGATCAGTACGTGTGCGATACAGGTACAGACCCATTAAATAGTTATATAGGCGTTGCTCGTACCGAAACCAAATCATCTGTCGCTTTTGTTAAGTTTGGCAGGTACATCGGATGCGATAAAAAAGGCTTTAGCGTTTTAAGCGTCGAGTGGGAAGGTAAGACATACGAAAACCTAACTGAATTACCTAGTCACGTATATGATTTCCTACACTTAAAACGCGATGGTATTAGATACATTATGGAAGGTATTACCTCTGTTGAAATGTTGGAGCAAGACTGTACAGACATTAACAACTTCGCTCACAACTCTTTCAATTGCGTGATCGAATATCAAGTTGATCGTCCGTCTGATGTTATAGCAGAGGAATTACGTGCGATAGCAAACAAACATATCAACAGATAACCAACCAATAAACGAAACCATGAAGAAACTACCCATTGATAAAATCAAACAAGCTTGTGCCAAGGTGATCGGCGTAAGCGTCGCTGAAATCGAGAGTCGTAACCGATTTAAACTTCCGGCTTTAGCACGTCAGTTCGCGATGTACTACGCATTACGTGGACGTACGCTTGAAGGCGTCGGTAAGGCGTTTGATCGCAATCACAGAAACGTTTTCCACGCGAGGGACAAGATCGCTTTCCTTCGCGACACCGATTGGGAAATCAAACACTACTCCGAACAGATCGAACAAGCACTCGCGTCATGAAAGAAAAATTAGAAGTATTAATTACCGGATCAGAAACGACGCAAAACTGGAGCGATCAAAAATGCTTTGAGTTCACAGAGCAATTATACGCTTTTATCGAAGGTTTGTATTTATTCGAGAAAGCGGAATTGATTAACTTAATTCACGAGGCATCCATCGACGACGACAATGACTAAACCAAACGACTTAACCGACGCTGAACTCGACGCTTTAATCTTCCACTACAAACGCATACGTGATCGCATCGCCGACAACGCAACGGCAATGACGCGTCTTGAAGCGTTAGTAGCGGAGAAAACCGATCGTATAACTGCGATTAT